CTGGGTTCCGTTCGGTGGTCGGCAGCAGATTTTCTCCCTGCTCGCAGACACCTACAACGCGACCGCTGACGGTACTGAGCGGATCATTACTGGCTGCCAAGTTGCGATACCGGCAGGCTTGCTGCCATACGATGGTGCTGGGCTGGAGACTCGTTGGTCAGTCGAAAAACAAAACGGGGTAGCAGAATCACCCACCGTCACGTTGCGTTGTGGCTCGGCTGGCACGATCGCTGACGCGGCGCTGCTTGGGGCGTTCACGGCGACGGCTGGATCAACGCGATGTATAGGTGCACAACCATCCGCGGCCAGAACGGCGGCGACTGGGCTGCGACTCAAAGGTATCGGCAACATCACAACCTCGGCCTACCGCTACGCCGGGACCGTCAACCAAGCACGCCCGGCGGCGATCACGGTCGGCAACTGGGGCAGCGCGACGAACTACGTTTCGCTGTCGTCACAGCGCACGACGCCGTTCGCCGAATATCTTGCCGTAGACACGTTCGACGTGTGGCTCACGGGGCGTTGAACCATGACGATCATCTACGTCGACTCGGCTTACGCCGGCTCGGAAGGCGCGGCAAGTGGCGACCTTGGGTTCGGCGCGGGCATCATCTTCTCGACGATCCCGCTCTCCTATGCCGCTGCGGCCAGCGACGACTATCTCTACCTGCGCGACGACCGCGTGTTCATCCCCACTGCGGGCAAGTTCTGCTCGTCGACTGGCGTGGATGACAAGCGGTTGGTCTTCAACCGCTACGGCAACGGTACGGAGTTGCCTTTCCTCGACGGCAGCTTCTACGAGGACACAACTTCTGGTTGGAGTCACATCGGCGGTGGCGTGTGGCAGAAGACAGTCGGCACCGGTGGTACGTGGGCCACAATCGATACGATGTGGGTCGGCACTCCGCGACCGGGCACGAGCAAGGCGTCTTGGACCCCGGGCACGATGTACCGGTTGGCGAACGGCAACTACGCAAGCGGGTTCGTCAACGGGAACGACCCCCTCTCAGGCAACGGGATCTGGTACGGATGGCTCTCGGGCGGCAACTTCATCGTGCAGGTATGGACCGGATCCGCGTCGCTGAATCCGGTCACGGTTTATGGCGGCTTGCGTTTCCTGGCCGGGTCGAGTTCTGCGGGCGGCGCGAAATACGGCCTCACGTTCACTGGATCAGGGGCGTCCGACAGTGAGGTGCACGACATCGCGATATTCGGGCTTTACGCTTGCGCGGCAGGGAGTGAAGTGACATCAGGGGCAACGCCCAACAACCTTCTCTACGATTCAGTTCAGATGCTCGGGTCCAAACGCGGATTGTTCTTGAAGTCCACTGTCTCCGGCCAGTACGTCACGAACGTAGAACTGTCTGGAGATTGGACTTACGAGGACATGATCGACCCTGTGACCGCCCCGGTTTACGGTGACGCCGGAGGGTCGGACCACAAGAATTGGGAGGCCGTTGCCTGCGATGACCGATCGCAAGACGTTGTGATCTCTGGTGGAACGGTCGAAGTTGCCTGCGGGCACGGGGTCTTCAGCATCGTTCCGTCCAACGGTGGCGCGGACGGGACGCAGCAAAGGCCACAAAGGATCCGCATCGACGGAGCGGTGGTCCGGTGCGACATCCGTAACCGTTACGCACGCAGCCTTGCCGTGGTCAACACCGACGATGTGCGCGTGAGCCGGTGCAAGTTCACCGGCTTCAGCGTCATGGCGAAGATTCTCGGGAACCGCTCGATATTCACGCAGAACGAGTGGTCATATGCCGGATCGAGCCCGGTCAACAGGAACAACGAAGTCGCACTCGTCGGGCTCCCCATGAGCCAAGATGACGGAACCACGTTGGTCACGTTTTCCAACAACCTGCTTGATGCACGCGGTCGGATTGCTCGCGGCTGCACGAGGGCGTGGAGCACGTTCCAATTCGAGTGTGTCAACGGCGACCCCATGCCGGCGGGCACAGTCACGATGGACTGCAACGAAATGTTCGCGGACACCGGCATGGCGGCGATGAGAATGCTCAACGGCCCTGGTGGTGGCGTCAACGATAGCGTCAACCCGAACCAGACCATCCGCTCAAACTGGTGGAACACCGGGGCGGCTGGGATCGAGGCATTCACGCGCAACGGTAGCGACAGCGCGGCGGGCACCGCGACAACGATTGCCGGCTACTTCACGACCGGAACCATCAGCGGCAACACCGAGAAGACCCTGGCCGAGATGGCGAGTGGCGGCGGCGCACGGCCGATGACGCCGATGAACAAGGTGCCGATCGACCGGATGCCGTTCAATTGACACCCAAAGTGAGTGAGCGCATACTCCCGCGCCATGCATCTGAATGCCCTGCAGCTCAGTTTTCTGGCACGACTCGGGAAGTCTCCGGACGGGCAGCAGCTTCTGATGCTGATCCAGGCAGAGATCGCGGAAAGCAACGCATCGCTGCGGAAGTTGTCGGGTGATGCCCTCCTGCGCGAGCAGGGCCGGGCGATCTACCTCGACAACCTCGCCGCGAAGCTGACCTCTCCCCCACCTACCCCGGTCGCGCCGAAGCGTTTCCCGACGCTTGCCGGCGAGCCGGTCTGAGGGACTCGCGCGCCGCGCATCCCTGAACAATCGAACCCCAGCCACTTCGGTGTCTCTGGATCGTGGAGAAATGAATGCCGGCTTCCCAAGCCTCGAATGAAACGCAACTCCCTCGCGCAGTGCTGCGTCGCTCGGCTGCCATAGCCGCCCGGTACGCGCCGCCCGAACCGGAAGCTCAACCCGCACCCGAAGCTGCAGCGGCACCCGCGCCTCCCGCGCCCGCGCCAGCCGCCGAAGGTGGCACCACCGCTCTTCCGACGCCCCCCGTCGAAGGTGATCCACGCGCGAACGACCCGAACTACTGGCAACAGCGGTTCCGGGTCACCGAGGGCCTCCTGGCCCGCGAGCGATCGGATAACCAGACCCGGCTTGTGACGTTGAATCAGCGGATCACCGAACTGCAGGAGGATCTCGCTTCGAGGACCGCTGCAGCTACGCCTCCCGCCGAGATCGATCTCTCCAAGTTCTACACCCCGGAGCAGATCGAAGCCTACGGTGAAGAGCAGTGTCGAGTCATGGCGCAGACAGCGATGGACGCAGCCAAAGTGACCGCGCAGAGCATGATCGATGCGGCAGTCAAGCCGCTTCGTGAAGAGCGCGAGCGCGAGCGCGAGGACGCAGCCACCGCAGCGAAGCGCAAGTTCACGGATCGGCTCATCGAGCTGAAACCGGACTACATGACCATCGATCAGGATCCTCGGTGGATCGCGTGGCTCGCTGAAGTCGACGAGAACGATGTGCAGCGTCAGGCCCTCTTGGACATCCATGTGCGCAGCGGCAATGCCGATGCGGTCGCGAAGATGTTCAAGGCCTGGGAGCGACAGGCAGCACGCCCCGTGCCGCCCGTCACCCCCAACGGGACTGGTGCGTCGCACACGACCGATGCAGCGCCCGCGAGTGCGGCGGCAGTGGAGGCGTTGACGCCGCCCACGGCTGCCGAGAAGAAGTCATTCTTCACTCGCTCGGCACTCGGCAAGGTGAAGGACGACGAGCGCGTGGCGTTCGAAGCGAGGCTGAAGTTGGCGCACCCGAGCCGTTGACGCGGCGCGGGTAGACCCTTCTACCCTTTTCGGAGAACCACCATGAAAAGCTTCTTCAAGTGGGCTGGGCTCAAGCTGAACGCCCTGCTCTTCGCCTACCTCGGCGGGCTCGGTCTCGTCCTGTTCGCGGGCGTGCCCCGCGCGTCGGGCGTGCCCGACTACGGGCCGGCCGGCACGATCAACTTCGACCCCGAGCTGTACTCGGGCAAGTTGGTCGAGAAGTTCTACAAGACCACGGTGTTCGGCGAGATCGCCTCGACCGACTACGAGGGCGAGATCGCCGGCTTCGGCGCCCAGGTGAAGATCCGCACGATCCCCGATGTCACGGTCAGTGACTACGTGATCGGCGCGGGTCTGACGGCTCAGTACCCGACGAACAACAGCGTCACGCTGGCGATCGATCAGGCCAAGAGCTTCGCCGTCGCCCTGTCGACCGTGGACAGCCGGCAGTCGGACCTCGATCTCGCGGACGTGTTCGCGAACGACGGCTCGATCCAGCTTCGCATCGCGGCCGACGCCGACATGCTGGAGACCATCCCGGCCGAGGTGTCCGCGGACAACTCGGGCACGACGGCCGGTGCCGACTCCAACAACATCAACCTCGGCGACTCGACGACGCCTGTCTCGGTGAGCAAGACGACCGTGGTGGACTTCATCGTCCAGTGCGGTCAGGTGCTCGACGAGCAGAACGTCAGCGACGAGGGCCGGTGGATGGTGGCGCACCCGGCCTTCATGGCGATCATCAAGATGTCCGATCTGCGGATCGCATCGCTCGCCGGGGATGGGGTGTCGATCGCGCGCAACGGCAAGGTGGGCGAGATCGATCGCTTCACCCTGTACCAGTCGCGCAACCTGCTGCGGCAGACCTCGCCCGGCCCGGCCACCTACGTCATGTTCGGCCACAGCGCCGGCCTGACGTTCGCGAGCCAGATCGTCGAGTGCCAGATGATCGACAACCCGAACGACTTCGGATACATCATCCGCGGTCTGATGGTGTTCGGTTACGAGGTGATCGGTCCGAACTACGTGGGCACCGCGGTGGTCCGCGTGACCTGATCGCAGTAAGATCGGGCCTCCCCAGGCTCGATCTGCCGCGACCTTCCATCCTCACAGGAGAATCGACGATGAAGACCAGCAATCCCTACGGGGCGAACTACCCCGTCAAGGTGCCGCCCGAGACCATCCAGAAGGAAATGTCCCAGGCGTCGGGCAAGGCCAAGGCCCGCTACCCGCACTCCCCGCTCGGCCCCGGTATGGGCAACAGCTCGACCGGGAAGATGAAGCGGCCGGCCTACACGCCGGGCACGACCCCCTCCGGTTCCTGAGACCGGCGACCCCTGAAGCCGGCGCCCTCGTGGCGCCGGTTTTCCACCTACACCCCTTTCCGGAGGCCCGCGATGGCATCGAAACTCCCGAAGACCATGAAGGCCTTCGAACGCTCGAAGTTCGACAAGGAAACCAAGGGGGTCAAGGAAGGATCCCCGAAGGACAAGGCGCAGGACAAGAAGCAGTTCGCCGCCGTGCGCCGCCGCCGCGCGAAGTAAGCTCCCCTCCCAACCCGATCAAACGGAGTAGTCCATGATCTCTGACCAGCAAGACAGCAACCTCTCCCAAGCCGCAGCCGCGAGCAAGAAGCGCAAGCAGGATGCGACGAACCCGATGGTCATCAACATCCACGATGGTCGGCTGATGCCGAACACGCCGCGGTTGCGCACGCACAAGGACTACCGGGTCTACACGGGCGACATCAACGCCACGCTGCCCGACCGCATGCGCTGGCTGACCGGCACGAAGCGCCAACCGATCCGGGTGGTCAACACCCAGGAAGCGACCAACGAGTTCGACCTCGGCAGCGCGTCGAAGGAAGACATCGTGACCTTCGCCTTTGAAGAGTACGGGGCGGTGCTGGAGCCGACCCAGGACATCCGCAAGCTGCGCAAGGAGGTGATCCGCCTCTTCGAAGCCAGCAAGGTGCCGGAACCCGCATGAGCATCACCGCGGCCACGGTTCTCGATCGGGCAGCCGAGCTTCTGCTCGACACTGCCCATCGCACGTGGTCCGCGGACGAACTGCTCGACCTTCTGAACGAGGCGCTGTCGGCGACGGCGCTCGTCAAGCACGACTTCTACACCGTGCAGGACTTCGTGACCCTGGCGGCGGGCGTGCTGCAGACCATCCCCAATGACGGGGTGGCGCTGCTCGACATCGTGCGCAACGCGGGCGGCCGGGTTGTCACGCAAGTCGACAAGAGCCTGCTCGAAGAGGCGAACCGCTTCTGGCCGGCGGCGACGCAGGAGACCGTGATCGAGCACTTCACGGTCGACCCCCGCAACCCGCTGCGGTTTCAGGTGTTCCCGCCGAGTGACGGCACCAGTTCCGTCGAGATGCTCTACGGGGCCACGCCGCCCCAGGTGATGTACGCGGCCGAAGAGATCCCGGTGCCCGCGTCCTACCAAGCCCCGCTGCTCGACTTCGTGCTGGCGCGCGCCTACTCGAAGAACAGCAAGCGGCAAGACCTGACCAAGGCCGCGAACTTCGCGCAGAGTTGGGCGCGCTACGTGGGCGCGACGAGTCAGGCGCAGCTCGCCCTGTCACCGAAGGTGGCGTCCTCGCCGGGGGTCACGACATGAACATGGTCGACACATTCGATCAACTCGTGAACGTGGCCCAGGTGTGCCGCAAGTGCCCTACGATCACGCTGCGCCGCGCCTACGTGCGCGCGCTGCGCGACTGGTGCAAGCAGACCCAATGGCTGCGCACGGCAGTCGCGGGAGCCACGATCGCCGACGCTCGGCAATACTCGCTCGGCAACGACCCCTACCTCGATGTCATCGGCGTCTTCGCGATGCAGGGCTCGCAGAGCCAGTCGCAGGGCATCCAGTATTGGCCGATCGTCCCGAGCGACTCAGGGCAGTGGGATCCGAAC